CTGTTCGTAGGTTCCATGCTAAGCCAAGTTAATGGACAACCTATAAGTATGTTAATATTTACTAATGGCTATATATATTTACAGCAATAGCAAATCTGAATGATTTTAAAAATGGTTGAAAATGAGAGGAGTGGATGTGACTCCACCTACCACTCACTTCCAAGCCATTTAACCCTTGAAACCCTTATAATTGCTAGCATTTGTAAAACATTAAGCTGACAAGCCTTATCAATAGGGCAATTAAAATTAAATCTGATTTGAAATCTGATAATTTAACGTGAAGCTTGAAGTAATAAGTGATAGGAAATTTAAATAAAGAAACGGTACTACTGCATTTCTGCAGTAATACCATCTCTGTTAGGCAACATGTAACCACTTGCCCATGAACTCTTCCCCTGTGCGTGGGTTTAACATAGGGTGTTCCTTCACCTTGTATTTAGGGAACAATGCACTCTCAGGTATCTCGGTACCCAATTCAACCTTTTTGCTTGCACTAATATAGTACGTAACGGTTGACACTTTATCGCCAAATATTGCATCGGCAACAACAATTTCAGCTTGCATTTTAATAACGAAACCACCTTTTGAGTTATCATTATTCGAAACTACTTTAAACATTTTCATAATTTTTAATTTTTAGTTGTTAATTGATTTGCAGAGAAAAACCTTTTTTCCCCAAAACTTAGTAGGGGTGAGGAGTTGGGGGTGGCTCACGAAAAAATATACACAAAAAATTTTTCACAAAATAATACACACAAAAAATTTTAAAAAATTTTACAAAAAAAATTTTGGTATTAAAAAAATAGTTATATTTACTCTATGGATAATGTTAATAATGAGGAACTTAAGCTTAGGTTAAGGGAGTTAAAGTTAATTGGCATCAATAGGATGATCCAAGATTTAGAGGTAATTGAAATAATTGAAACAATAGATATTAATAGTAATGAGTAATGATGAGTACCAACAAAAACAGTTTTTTATGAATAATGAAAGTAAACACTTCTCTGAAGATGAGATTAAGGGTAGCATGATTATTAATGGCAGGAAAGTAATATACTTAAAGGAGGGTGTTAAAAGGAAAAGGTATAATGATAATCTAAATGGTGACGAGATACCGCATATTAACCAGGAGTTAATAAACTTTGAAAGTTATGACTATTTCTACAAGAAGATAATGGGGATAGATGATTTTGAAAACACATAATAAGTGCCATTTTTGTGTAAATAATCACATAATTGGCATTTAATGTTGTATAGTTATAACAATACATATTATTTCTTTTTACTAGGATATATCATTAAAATATTGTATATTAGTATTATAAGCACAGTAACTTGCTGTATCATCCCTGAGGTATAAAGAAGTAAGGGATCAGACGTAGGGTTAATAGTTCAGATATATGAATGAAGTTGTCCCCTATAGCTTAGAAACAGACCTTTGATGTAAGGAATATAGATAGCTGGTACAATGGGTATAAAGTATCCCCCTGAATTAACAGGAATCAAGTAACCAGATTGTAGGTAACTACAAGGGCTCAATACTGATCTATTGAAATTACAAAGGTTAAAATCGGTTAATAGTAATATTGACTCAAGATGCCGAACAGGTTGAAAGGGGATTCTTATTTATAGATAATAAGGGTTGTTATATAATAAATTTGGTAGATATAATATTATATGTTATATTTACATTATGGAATACAACATACCTGTAGAAAGAAAAGATTATTATAAAGCCATATTGATGGTTATTAATTTTAATTTAAACCTATCTAATCTTGAAATGGATATACTTTCAATATTGTTGAATAATGGTTTAACTGTTGTTAATATTGATGCAAGGGATCTGTTAAGGAAAGAGTTGAATAAAGATAAGTTTATAACTAATAATTACATTAAGAGGTTGAGAGATAAAGGCGTTCTTTTAAGTAATGATAAGAATAAGGATTTAAGTATAAACCCTAATATACTTAGTATAATTAAGGATGGTAAAATAAGTTTTGAATTTGAAGTACATGAAGCTAACGAATTACAGGATAACTAATATTGAGAATATGGAAGAGTTTTTAAATAAGCTTTTCACAGGACTTAAGAGATACGAGAGATTAGATAAAGGATTTAAATTTAAATTAACTTATACTAAGGATACTATAGAACTTAAAACCTTTAATCAGAATGAGTCCATTAATTGATGAAGTACTTACTAAGTTAAAAGATAAACATGGACTTAGTAAGGTAGAGTTAGAAAGGATAATTGATTCAGAGTTTAAAGTACTTGAGTTGAGTATTCAGAAAAGAAGTTTAAAAGAAGTAAGCCTAATATATTTAGGTAAGGTTAAACCCTCAAAATGGTTTGTACACAATTATGAAAAAGTGGTTAAGGAAACTAAGAGAGATTAAAGAAGGTTGGGTTAATGATGCATTCCCAACAAATGAAATACTTAAACTTGCAGATCAAAGAGCTGAAGCATGTGCTGGTTGTAACTTAAATGTTAATAACGTATGCTCATCTAATGTAAAGGATTACCCTACATCAGACTTTGATTATTACGAGGAAAAGAGAAGTAAGGATAAGTTGTATCCAGGTTGTGGATGCCCATTATCTAAAAAAACAAAGTCATTAAATTCAATATGCCCATTAAACAAATGGTAATATGAAGCATGAACTTGAAATCATATCAGATGTAATATCTAGCAGTAACAAGATTGTTAAAAAGGATATTATATATAAAAAAGTATTTGAAATGGACAATGCTGAAATAGAGCAATTTATTAGTCCTAAAGGAGCAATAATAAACAAGTATTGCACTTTAATAATAGGAGATAAATACTATAAAGTTAATAGTCCATATGAGGTAGTATCTAAACTAGTTAGGCCTACAGTAGTAAAAGGTTTTTACTCAAAATCTACTAGATATGATAAAGACTTTAAAAAATTACAACCCGGAAAAAGAAGAGTATGATGAAGGACTTCCTTACCCAGATCATTTGGAAAGTGAAGAAGATGATTCAGAAATAAACCATAGTCACATATATGATAATAGATCATTCAAAACCGTTAGAAGAAAAGAATTGTATAGAAAGGCATACGAAGCAAAACAAATTCAGTTTAACTTCATGCCTATTAGAAAAAGAAAGAAGGATAAAGAATTTAGAATTGCAAGTTGCAGGGTTACAAGAAGCCGTAGCATTTTTTGCTAAGTGGTGGGATGAAACTCAAAAGCCAAACATCATTTTACCAGATAATTTAAATGAGGATGGTTCACCTAAATTAATATTGTAATGACGAAGATAATAGATCTAAAAGATGGTAAAATAATAATAGCACCAGAGTGTTTAGTTATAGAACCATTTAAATCAATATGGGAAAAAGATAAGAGTAAAGAAAAAATTGAAGCTGTTAAAGCAATTAAATACATATGGTATTATTCATCTTTTAAATCTCCATTCTTTCAATTAGGTGATGTAGATAGGCACAGATTAATTGTTGAGAATATATTGGAGGATAAAGGATTTAAACTAACTACCATAATAAAGGAGGGAATAAAAACATTTGAAGATATATTTACTACACCAGCAATGAAGTTATTCAGAGCTGCACAAGCAAGTATAGTTAACATGGAGTTATTCTTCTCAACAACAACATACAATGAGGATAATGTTACTAAAATACAAAAAGCTATTATTGATATGCCTAAGATGCAAGAAGCAGTGCAAAAAGCGTTGGATAATTGCATTAAAGAACAATCAACTGGAGATAGAGTAAGAGGTAATGCTACATTAGGATTATTTGAAAACAAGAATTAATGATAAACGATAATCCTTATATACCACACGTTGATACATTTACTAGTACTAAAGAGTTTAGTTACTTAGCTGAATTCTTTAATGAACAAGGGATGTACACTAACAAAGTACCAGGTACAATAGAGTACATGGATTTTTGGAAAAAGGTACATGATGATTGTGTATATGGAATAACAAATAGTGCAGGTATAACAATTACTGGAGCACATTTTTTTTATTTAAATTTTTGCCCAATATTAGGGCACAATGAAAAGACTGGCAAGAAATCTAAAATCTTTCCTAGGTTTGTAGATTTAGACTATGAGTTCTTTCACATGATTGAATACTGCAGATTAAATCAGAAATGTATGACTGCAGTTAAGGGTAGACGTCAAGGATGGTCATATAAAGCAGCTGCTGTATGTTCACATGAGTTTACATTCTACCCAGATAGTAGAGCTGTAATAGGTGCATTCTATTCTAACTTTAGTCAGAATACAATGAACATGGCTGTTGATAATCTTAACTTTTTAAATGCTAATACAGAATTTAGAAAGCAACGTAATCCAGATTTAAAAGATTATGTAATGGCTAGGTATCAAGCAGATATAGGTGGAGTTAAAGTATGGAAAGGTTATCAAAGTTCTGTAAAAGCTATTAGCTTTAAAGATAATCCAACTGCTGCCGTAGGTTTAAGTGCAAACTGGTTGATATTAGATGAAGCTGGTGTATTTAATAACATAGTAGATTCATACGGATATACTGAACCATTGATTAAAGATGGTAATATATACACAGGAGTAGCATTAGTATTTGGTAGTTCTGGTGACATGGATTCAGGTAGTAAATATTTTTATGAGATGTTTACAAATCCTGCAAAGTATAACATGTTAGAATTTGATAATCCTGACAACCCTGGCAATAAGATAGCATTCTTTAGTAGTGCTGCAAAAGGTAGGTGGGGTATATGCAGGGATCCTAAATCTCAATGGTATAAAAAGCCAATGGTTGATAGTGATGGTAACTCAAATATTGAAGCAGCTACTGATGATATATTATTTGAGAGAACTAGTAAAAAGAATAGTATGGATTCTAAAGCACTCCATAATATTACTACTCAGTTTCCATTGCATTGGAAGGAAGCATTTCTTAGAAATAAGGGTACAGTATTTGCATCAATAGAACTACTAGATTGGTTAGGTAAAGTAGAAACTACTGAATCTATTAAGCAAGATAAGAAAAAAGGTGAGTTGTATTTTGATAGTGAAAGTAAAATAAAGTTTAGGATTAATCCAGATCTAATAGATATTACAAACTATCCTTTAGGTAAAGAAGAACCTAAAGAAGGCTGTGTAGTTTTATGGGAAGATCCAATAAGTAATCCACCTTATGGTTTATATATTGCAGGATGCGATCCGTATGATCAGGATAAAGCAACAACTAGTGAATCATTAGGTTCATTCTTTGTTTATAAAAGATTTATGAATAATGGACACACGTATGACCAAATTGTTGCGGAATTTACTGGAAGGCCTAATAGGGCGGATGATTTCTATGAAACTTGCAGAAGGCTTTGCATATACTATAATGCAAAGTGCTTATATGAAAACCAATTAAAAGGTTTAAAGATATATTTTGAACAAAAGAATAGTTTACACTATCTTTGTGAACAACCTGCAATAATAAAAGATATAGTTAAAAACTCAAATGTTAATCGTGGTTATGGTATACATATGAGTGAAGGCATAAAAGATCAATGTGAGATTTATGTAAAGCAATGGTTGTATGAAGAAAGGGAAGATATAAATGGGCAAAAGATTATGAACTTACATACAATAAAATCCATACCTTTACTAAAAGAACTAGTTGCATATGATAGGGAAGTTAATACGGATAGAGTAGTTGCATTTATGTTATGCATATTACAATCTAAAGAACTTCATAAGTTGCATCTGGATAGTTCAACACCTCAAACATTGCTAGAGTTAGATCCATTCTTTACTCAAACATTGTTTAAGAAAAACACATACAAAATAACAAGAAATTAATTAATTAATAATATAGATAAATGTCTTTACCAATACAAAAATTACCTTTTAAGAAAAAAACAAAAGAGTGGGGAATTGATACTCTAAGTTACTATGAAAGGTTAACATATAGTTCAGGATCATCTAATCGTAATTCTAACTATGAAAAGAAAATCAATTATGATTTATTTAATGGTAAGTTTAATAAAGCAGACTTAGAATACGTTTGTAATCCATTAGGAACTCAAGATAATGAATACCCTGCAACATTACAACATTATGATATAGTATCTCCAGCATTTAATTTATTAATTGGTGAAGAATGTACTAGACCTGATAATTGTATAGTTATATCAGAAAGTCCTTTAGATATTACAAGGAAACAAGAAAATACTAAAGCTAAAATAATTGCAGCATTACAAGAACTATTAATAGGTGAGATTGATCCTAGCACAATAGATCCTAATAATCCTCCTCCAACTCCTGAAGAAATAATTAAGTATGAGAAATATAATATATCAGATATTATAGAATCTCAAGGTAATAAAATAATGAAACACCTTAAAAAGTATCTTAATACTAAAGAAGTATTTAAGAAAGGATGGAAAGATGTTTTATTAGCAGGTGAAGAAATCTATTGGGTTGGTATTACAAACAATGAAGAAGTTACATTTAGAAGATGTAATCCTTTAAATACTACAATTATACTAGATGGTGATACAGACTATGTAGATGATGCACAAGCTGTAGCTGAGGTAAGATTATTATCACCTTCATCAATAGTAGATGAGTTTGGTGCAGATTTATCACCAGCAGAAGTGCAAAGGCTAGAAGATTTATCTAGAAACATGGCTGGTAGTTATAACAACTATAACAATCAGTTTCAGTTTAACTTAGATATTGATAGAAACAATAACATTGGTGTAGTTGATACAGGTATAGCTAACTATAGTTCAACTAATACATCTGGTGGCCCTAACTCAAGATTAATACGTGTAGTTAGAGTTGAGTGGAAATCATTTAAAAAGTTATATCATTTAAAATATACTGATGAAGAAGGAATTGAAATTGAAAAGATAGTAGATGAATCTTTTGAATTATCAGTATTTAAACAAGCTTTTCCTGATGCTAAAACTGAAGAGTTTTGGATTAATGAAGTATGGGAAGGTGTTAAAATAGGAACTGATATTTACGTAGGTATTAAGCCTAAGGAAAATCAAAGAAGAAGAATGGATAATCCATACTACTGCAAGTTAGGATATGTAGGATTGATTTACAATGCTACTAACTCTAAGGCAGTATCTTTAATGGATCGTTTAAAACCTTATCAGTATTTATACAACATTATATCTTATAGATTAGAATTAGCATTTGCTAGTGATCAAGGTAAGATAATGTTGATGGACTTAGCACAAATACCTAGGTCAGAAGGTATAGATATTAACAAGTGGATGTACTATATGAAGGCTATGAAAATAGCATTTATTAATTCACATGAGGAAGGTAGAAAAGGTAGTATGATTGGTAAGGTTTCAAACTTTAATCAATTCCAATCTATTGATATGTCATTGGCTAACACAATAAACCAATACATTTCTACACTAGAATACATTAAACAACAAACAGCATTTATATCAGGTGTAACACCTCAACGATTAGGTGCTATATCAAATCAAGAATTAGTAGGTAATGTTGAGCGTAGTGTACAACAATCAGCAATGATTACTGAATACCTATTTGATTCACATGATGAAGTTAAACGTAGAGCATATGTTGCTTTAATTGAATGTGCTAAAATAGCTTATCGTAATGGTAAAAAAGTTCAGTACATTTTAGATGATATGGGATTAGATATTATTGATATTGCACAAGGTGATTTAGATAATACAGAATTCAATGTGTTTGTTTCAAGATCACAAAAAGATCGTCAAGTTCAAGAATCATTAAAACAATTAATGAGTGTTGCTTTACAATCTGATAAAGCTGATTTATCTACAATGATTGATAGTATGATTAATGATAGTCCTAGAGATATAGTTAGAACTATACAGAGAGGTGAAGAAGCTAAACAAGCTAGAGATAAAGCTGTACAAGATCAACAAATGCAAATGCAACAACAGCAACTTGCTATGCAAAAACAAATGCATGATGAGCAATTATTTGAGAAACAAAAAGATAGGGACTTACAACAATACATTGCTGATAGTGCTAATGAAACTAAGATTCAAACTGCAGAGATTAATGTTTATTCTAGGCAACAAGAATTAGACGCTAACATGAATGGAATTCCTGATCCTATGGAAATAGCTGCACAATCTTTAAAAGAGCGTGATATTGCATCTAAATCATTTATGGAGCAATCTAGATTAATGAATGATAAGGAAAAAGCTAATAGGCAAATGAACTTGAAAGAAAGGGAAATTCAATCTAAGCAAGAAATTGAAAATAAGAAATTGCAAATGATTAGGGAACAGAATAACAACCAAATTGAATTAGCTAATAAAAAAGCTAAATTGGATAAGGAGATGATGGATAAGAAGATGCAATTAGAAAAACTAAAGTTACAAGCAAAAAACAAAAATAAATAATGGCTTTAATTCACGAGCTGCAACAAGTAATGTGGGTAATTACTCCCCATGGACATGGTATAGTATTGTTTTTAATGGACTATGGGCCACAGGAGAACACAGTATTTGTTGTAGCACTTGAAGAAAATGGCATTATAAAACATTACAATAGTAATGATGTTAGATTATGTAAAAACAATACTTTTAATATAAATAAAAATGTACTATAAGTTGCCAGTTAAACAAAGGTTAGAATACATGAATAGTTTTAGAAAAGCTAATCCACGTATGTCATATCATGATATGGTAAAAGATTATAATGAAACTTTTGAAAAATTTGGTGATGGTGGCAAAGTAGAAGTAAATACTGGTGGTGAAAAACATTTAGTTTATAAAAAAGAAAGTCCCACAGGTAATGGTAAAGGTATTGAAGGTCATATAATGGTTACACACCCAACTAAAGATAAGGGCAAGTGGGATACTATTGATTTAACAGCAATAACTAATTACAAGGTTAAAACTGTACAAGATGGTGTTGAGTCAACTAAAAAATGGCATGCAGAAAATCCTGAATACGCATATGGTGGAATTCAAAGATTTGATAATGGCGGTAATTCTAATTTGCCAAAAAGAGATATTAATTTAAATATTAGAAACAAAGAAACTACTCCTTCTTTTAGTGGATGGAATGAAAATGTAAATTGGCAAGGAGAAAAATACAATGATATTGGATTAGATTTTAATAGAAATAATTTAACTGTTGGTGTAGGAAATTATATTCCAAGAAACACTTTTGAAAAAGTAGGAAACATAAATCCTTATTTAAATTTAAATTATGATTTAAATGATAGAACATCAATAGGTGCAAATATATCAGGTGATTATAACGGAGTGTCGTTAGTTAGAAGATTTGATAATGGTGGTAGAACACCAATTGTTACATTTGATAAAAATGATCCAAGACTTAAATCATACAATGATAGTTTAGCTTTATATAACTTATCTCAAAAAGCAAAAAGAATTTTTGATGTTGATCCTATGGATCCAACACTTGAAAGTTATAATAAAAAAGCAGATGCTCTTGCTTCTAAAAGTAAAATAAAACCTACAAGGTTACAACTAATAGGTTATAGTGAACCTTATAAAAAAGATTTTGATCCTTATGGAATGCAAGAAGCTTGGATGGTTACTTATAAAAAACCAGTTCAACCTGTTGTTTATAAAAAAGAAACTAATGCTCCTCAAAGAAATAGTAGTGATTATTTAGAAATGAGAAAATCATTTTTGCCTTCAAATAGAAATGTTGATATTATTCAACCTAAAGAATCTTATAAAAAAGAAACTCCTAAAGAAAATATAAATTATTCTAAAAGGCAATGGGATTTTAATTCACCATCTGGTAAAATCATGAGATATTATGATGGTGCAGGAAAAGAATTATGGAATGAAACTTACGATCATTATACAGGAAAATTAATAAGCACAACAAAAAAATAATTTATATATTTACAAAAAAAATAAAACAATGATTAACATAAGTAAACAAATTGCAAAACCAGCTAATAAAAATGTCAAAGTAGGTGAATTCTTTGGTAAGCTATTTCAAATCAGAGATCAAATACATTTGACTCATTTAAATGTATCAGGTATAGGTTCATATGCTTCTCACAAAGCTTTAAATGAATTTTATGATGGTATATTAGATTTAACAGATTCTTTAATAGAATCATATCAAGGTAAATACGGTATATTAGATATATCTGTGCCAATGTCTGAAAAAGTTGATCCAATTGAAGCAATAGAAAATCTTGTTAGATTAGTAGATGGTGGATCAGTTTATATTATGTTTAAAGAAACTTGGATTCAAAATCAATTAGATGAAATAAGTACTTTAGCTTATCAAACGTTATATAAACTTAAAAACTTAAAATAAAATGGCAAAAAAGGCTGGCTCTAAAGAATTAACAACAAAGGTAACTTATGGTAAAAGGAAAGTTGGTAAACACGCTAAGAGAAATGGCCCTAAGTGTAAAGCAATTAAAAAGTATAAAGGACAAGGAAGATAATTAATAACAAGGTAAAAAGTAAAAATATGGAAGCTGTACTAGATAAAGTAATAATTGAACCGTTTCAACCTGAAGAAAAAACTTCAGCTGGTATTATAATAGTTGATAGTGCTAAAGAAAAACCTTTAATGGGTAAAGTAATATGTGTTGGGCCTGGCAAATCTGATGAAAAGATGTACATTAAGCCAGGTCAAACAATATTGCATGGTAAACATGCAGGTGCTGAGATTAAAATTCAAGGTAAAACCTATGTAGTTTTGCGTCAAAGTGATATTTATGCAATACTATAAAAACACTAATGGCTATATAAATACAAATGGAATTTGGTAAAAACTATAAAAAGTATAACAATTAATATTATATTTACATTACAACAATGGCAAAAGAAAAAAGTAATTTAACAGATCCTTTTAAAGCATTCAATGTTTTAAAAGGTGGATTTGGTGTTGAAGATGCACCTACCAATGATATCCCTTCGGATATAAGTACAGATGATAATATTTTAGAAGAACCTGATCAGATTCAAGATGAGGAAAGATTAGCTGCAGGTGATGCTGCATTAGCTAAGGTAATTGAAAAAACTACTAAAAAGGAAAAGCCTGTAATTGAGGAAGAAGAGGAATTTGAAGCTCCTATTGATTCTCAAGAAGAATCTGAGGATAATGAACCTAGTAAGTCTAACGGAATTAGAGAATTCGCTAAATCTTTATATGAAAAAAACATTCTTGATTTTGATGATAGCGATGAAGATTTTACTGACGAAGAGGAAGGGTTGGAAAATCTAGTAAATAAAACTGTTGAAAACAGGATTAGTAAATGGTCAGAAAGTTTAGATCCAGACTTTGTAAAACTATTAGAGTTTACACAGAATGGCGGTAATCCTAGAGATTTTCTAAATATATATTATGGAGAACACTCATGGAGCAACTTTTCTTTAGATAATGAAAGTAATCAAAAGGCTGCAGTTGCAGAATCTTTAAGATTAGCTGGAGAATCTAATGAAGATATTGATGATATAGTTACTGAATGGAGTGACAATGGTACTTTAGAAAAACGTGCTAAGTCAGCTTTAAATAAGCTTCAGAAGTTTGAAGATGCTCAAAAAGAAGAGATTCTTAGAATTCAACAAGCTCAGAAAATTGAACAACAAAAGGCTCAAAAGGCTTATTGGGATACTTTCAAAGATGAGTTAATGAAGAAAGAAGATGTTAAAGGATTTAAATTAACCCCAAAAGTTAAGGAAAATCTTTGGAACTTTATGACTGCAGTAGATAGAAAAACAGGTAAAACTGCTTATCAACAAGCTGTAGACTCTGATAGAGAAGCTTCAATTCTATTTGCCTTACAAGCTATGAATAAGTTTGATGTAGGTAAATTAGAAAAACAAGTAGAAACTAAAGTAGCTAATAAGTACCATAACTTACTTAAAAACTATACTAAATCTAGTAAAGATAAAATTTCATCTGGTAGAACTGATGAAAGTTATGACGCAAATCCATTCCAAGGATTTAAAAATTTAAAATAAGGAATTTATAAACTAAAATAATAATAACTAAAATGATCTTAAATGACCTACAAATTTCGCAAGGTAATTGGCATACAGGCTTAACTCAAGCTACTCACCTTTCTACCTTCTTTTTGACAGAACCAGCAATGGCGTCAGAAGTTATCACTCGTGTGTATAACAAACAAAATGGTTACAAAAACGCATTATCATTTTTAACTACTGGTACAGGTCGTACTAAGGAGTTAGATAATATCGTTTACCGTTGGCCTTTAATGGGTGACTCTGAAAAGGCTGTGCCTATTTCAGTTGCACAATCAACTTATGGTGATGGTGGAAGTACTCCTGGTATTAACTTCACTACTTTCCGTGTTGGTTTACCTGAAAAATGGTTTACAATTGGTGACGTATTGGTATTAGATGATGCTCGTTACTCTGTACGTGTAATGGCTGAACCTTTCCAAGATGGTGCTGACTTTGTATACGAATTACAATTAGTTACTAAAGATCCTACAGCGTTTGTACCTCAAACTGTATTAGGAACTGGTAATGAATTATCTAAAGATTTTAATACTGTTGAACATGATCACTCACGTACTAGTGGAGATACTACTTATGCTACTCCATTTATGATGGAAAACTACATGAGTACTTTCCGTAAGATGTACGCTGTAACTGGTGCTGCTTCAAACAAAGTATTGAAAATTGGAATTATGGATCCTCAAGGTAAAGAAACTGCTTTTACTTGGGTGAAATATGCAGAATGGGAATTCTGGGCTCAGTGGATGGATGAAATGGAAAAAGCCTTAATTTATGGTAAAGGTAACGTTAGAACTAACGGTATGACTAACATGAAAGGTTCTTCTGGAAATCCTGTTTATATGGGTGCTGGTTTAGAAGAGCAAATTGCTCCTGCAAACAAACGTTACTATACTTCTTTAACTGAACAAGTATTACGTGACTTTATGGATGATTTATCATACAACGGTACTGAAGATGGAAATCGTGAGTACGTTGCATTATGTGGTCGTCAATTTATGAACTTATTTGACCAAGCTATGAAGCGTTCAGCTAGTAACTTTACATTAGTTGATAGCAAATTCATCACTGGTTCAGGTCAAGAATTAACTTTAGGTGCTCAGTTCAAAACTTACATCGGTTTAAATGGTGATAAGATTGTATTAAAAGAGTGTCCTTTGTATAACTCTGTAGTTCGTAACCGTACTTTACATCCTCAAACTGGTAAACCAGCTGAGTCTTATAAAGCAACTTTCTTAAACTTTAAACAATACAATGGTGAATCTAACGTAATGAAAGTATACCATAAAGGTCGTGAAATGGCTTCAACTTATATTGAAGGATTAGCTTCTCCTTATGGAATGAAGAAAAATGGTACTTCATCATCACCAGTAGATGGATACGAATTCCATGTACTAAGTGAGTGTGGATTAATGTTAAAAGATCCTACAGATGCAGGTCAATTAATTCTAGACGTTGATAGCATCTCTTAATAATGATTAATATAAACTGGGGGTAGGCGCCCGCTTGCCCCCTTTTATTTAATTAAAAGTAAAAAGTAAAAAGTATAACAACAATTAAAAAGTAAAACAACAATGGAATTTGATGGCCCAAGTACAGTCAAAATTAAAAGGATACCTAGAGCAGGTTATTTTGGAATTTCTTCATATGCAAAATCAGTTACCACATTAGGTGCTCCATATGATAAGAAAGGTGGATTTAAAACAGGTTTAACAAAAAGTGAAGAGGAGCATTATGAAAAGCTTCTTAACCTTAAACCAGGTGATTTAAACAGACATAGTAAGTGGTGGAGTGAAACGTTTAATATTGAACATTCAATTAGACTACATAATACTAAAACCAATGAACTAGTACTAGATAACCCTATTAATCAGATTAAATATAAGGTTATGTTAGCCGCTGATAAAGTAGCTAATAGTGAGATTGAAAAGAATAACCCTAATGCTTTATTCTTTATTGATAATGAAGAAGCTAAGGCTAAGGCTGAACTTGAAACATTTAACTTTGAATACGAAGGTATGAAGTTAATAATGAAATGCTCTCCTGAAGAGAAAAGAGCCAATTTAAGGCTATTTGGTAAGGCAGGCATAGATTTAATGTCAGAAGATTCTGCAAGTTCTCAATTGTACTTAGAATTGAAAAGAGATCCTAAGAATTTCTTTAACATAATGACTGATGGTGATCTTAAAACTAAAGCATTTATTAAAGAATTAGAGGAGAAGAAGTTAATAAAAAGAATGGGTAATTACTATAAACATGGTGATGATACCATTGCAAATTCAACAGAAGAATGCGTAGAATTCTTTAAGAATCCTAAGAATCAATCTGTTAAATTAGTATTAGAAACAAGATTAAATAAACTTAATAAAGGTAAATAATGACGATTACAGAAATGCATCAATCTTTTAGGTTTGGGATGGATAAGTTAGATAACTTAAACTATCCAAACTTTAGACCTGAAGAAATTGATTTACTTCTTAATCAGGCACAGGATAGGTTTGTAAAGCAAAGATACGGTATAACTAATACTAAAAGAACTTCTTTTGAAGAAACTCAGAAAAGAACTGATGATTTAAAAGAATTAGTTAGAAGTGTTAATTTATTAGGATCTGCAAGAATATCTACAAACATTAATACCAATGCAAGGTTTTTTACTTTACCACAAGATTATTGGTTTATTATACAAGAAAGAGTTGAACAACATTGTGATAAATGTAATGATCACAATATAAATTATACAGATCCTGATAATAATACTGTATATAGGAATTACCCAGTTAAGTATGCTGAAGTAAGACCTATATCACATGTAGAGTTTGACAAAGTATCTTTAGATGCATTTAAACAACCTGACTACTACAAAGTGCTAAGGTTAATGTATGAAGATAAATCTGAATTAATTTGTTCACCTCTTTGCAATGTAGCAACTTATAAACTTAGGTATATTAAAAAGCCTTTAACAATGAGTTTAACTACTCCAACTAATTGTGAATTATCTCAGCATACTCATCAAGAGATTGTTGATGAAGCTATTAAGATTGCATTAGAAGGTATAGAAGCTAAACGTAATACAACATTTACTCCAATAATTGATAACCAAAAAGAATAAAAAATTATAAAATGGCTAAAATAACCAATATTAAACCAGCATATTTCTTAGGAAGTTTGTTGACAAATCCTAGAGTGCTAGGTGGAAAAGTAGCAGAAATGATTACTGCTATAACTGAAAAAACTGCTGTAACGCAATTAACATCTATTAGTACAGGTGTAACAATTAACACTCAATCAGGTATAATATCAACTGTAGCTTTAACTACTGCAGCTGACACTGATGCAGGTTCATTTACTGTAACTAATTCAAAATGTTTCTCTGATTCAGTAGTATTATTAACTGTTGTAAACAGTGGTACAGGAGCTCCAGTTGCAACTGTAACTTCAGTATCTAATGGATCATTTGTTGTTAAAGTAAGAAACGTACATAGTGCTACAGCTTTTAACAGCTTATTGAAAATTAATTACACAATTATCTAATTATAAAACTTAAAAATTAAAACAAAATGAATAACATTCACAGAGTGCAAAACACTTTCATCAGCGCAGACGCTGGTACAGCAATGCCTGCTGATAATTCGGCAATATCAGCTATTACGCCTGGTATGATTGGTATCTATGGTACAGATATGCTAGCTTTAAACCCAGCTGGTACTGATACTATTACAACTCAACCTGCTATCTACATTGTAGAAGGTAAGTCTGAATATGTAAAACGTTCAATGAAAATTGCTGGTACAGCAGTTACTTCTTACAAAGCAGAATCTTATGCTCCTGCTAAAAGAAATGTGTGGACTATCGGTTATCAACGTGGTTATGTAAATACTGCTGGTGTAACTGTTGCTGCAAGTGGTTCAATTGAAGTTAACAATGATACTAACTATAACTTTACTATTCGTTTTAAAAATGATAAATGGTTATATTCACAACGTCCTGAGTTATTAAATGTAAATTTCCAATCACCAGCTTCTGCTACTCAATTAGGTTTAGCAACTACAATCGCTTCAACTATCAACAATAGTTCATGGAAAGCTGAAGTTGTAGCTATAGTAGTAGGTAATGGTACAGGTGTTTATGGTGTAACTGGTGCAACTGCATTTGGTGTTGAAATCACTGCAAAAGATGTAGATCAATTCTATAACACTACTTATACTCCTAACCAAGTATATTTCTCAGTACAAGTTAATGATGCTTCAGGATTTGGTACAACTACAACTTGTACATTAATCCAACCAATGGCTTATGGTTCAGGTACTTACAACCAAGTTTACACTATTGAGAATAAAGATTTAGCATACGAAGGTGCTATCAACAGAAGAATGTGGCCTATTCCAGTATTTGAATATGCTGCTACTTCAACTTACCTTCTTTCTGCTTCAATTACTCCAACTGTAACTGGTACTTCTGGTGAAGATACTGTTACATTTAGTGCAACTGTAGCTGCAATCATTAGACCAGGTGAGAAAGTTGAATTAGGCGGTGTTAATTATGAGATTAAATATTTCATATCTACTACTGTTGCTGTTTTAACTAGTCCACTTGTAGCTAACTTATCTACTGCTGCTGCTAAAGTACGTTTAAAATACGACTTAATAACTATCGAATTCAATGATTCTGTTGTTACTCCAACAGGTGTTGTTGCAACTGCAAATAAATCAGTATTAATCGCTGTACCTGCAATAACTGCTGGTGGTGCTTATAACTCATTGTCAGCTGTAGGTCAAGATGCTAAAGATATTCTTGATGCTTGGATGACTAGTACTCCTGGTGCATTTGCAAACATTTCTATCTAGACTTTTTACCTTTGTTGTTACCCAGAGTTGTATGGCCATGTGCTGTGCAACTTTGGGTTTTTTTAAATCAAATAAATCATATTAAATGGCATTAGTATTAAACTTTAACGCTTGTCAAACTACAGGGTGTAGTGAATTAACATTTTCAGATCAAACTGGTGCATATAATGCAACAACTAATCCTACAGGGTATTATCCACCTCCAGGATTAGCTTCAGTAGTTTCAGCTACATTAGTAATAACTGCGCCAGATTTAGTTACTTACACGGTAAATTTGTTAACAACAACTTACTTTCCTAATTCTAATCCAAATTTTCAATATGTTATACCTGCTAGTCAAATAGGAGGAAGAACTAATATTGAAGATGGTCAATGGACATTTAAATACACAGTAACATACATCAATTTAGATGATGAGGAATTAACTGTTTCAACTACTAAGTCTTATATCTTTACATGCAACTCAACTTGCTGTGTATCAAGATTAAAGGCTAAAATAAATGTAAGAGAATGTGATTCTTACAGAGAAAATAATAAGAATACTATGAACTTTTTAAAAGCTGAAGCTTTTTTAGAGTCTTTAAAATATGCTGCATTTTGTAATAATTTAACAGAGTATACTACTATAAAGAATATACTAGATAAATTATGTACAAATACTGGTTGTAAAACTTGCAGATAATTAAAAAAATCATTATATTAATACTATAAAATATTATAAAAATGTGCACAACTTGTAACGATGAAATAAATAATGGTTTAATACCAACAGGTGCAACAGGTGCTCAAGGCCCTATTGGCCCAGCTGGCCCTACAGGCCCTCAAGGCCCACAAGGTGATCCAGGCCCTTCAGGAACTCAAGAAAGAATTATATTTCAATCTTCATCTGCTGTAACAGAATTAAGCGGTGATTTAACTTCAGGAGTAAATACTTTTACAGGACTTGAAACTAACTTATTTAAAGATTCAACTAATAGAAGTTATATATTGTGGTTAGATATGAATATAGATTCAGAAGCTTCTCACAATTGTACTTTTTATTTTACAAAAAATGGTTCGCAAGTTGGGCCATCAAGAAGAGTTGATTTTGGCACATTTGGTCAAATTCATTTTAAAACTGGTTTAATTACATTTGCAAACACAGATGTAATTGGTTTAGTTATAAACACAACAAGTAGTACAGCAACAATAAGTGCTGCAGTATTACATAGTATATGGCAAGTATAAAATGACTCAAGAAAAATTAGATTTTTTAATAACAAAGTTAAAGTGCTGTTCTGCAAGTTTATCAATAGATATTGGTAATAACTTGGTGAATGGTGCTTGTGATGACTCTATTAAACTTATATTGCTTAATTCTTTTATAAAAGAGTTATTAAAATATAATTTACAAAACCCTATTAGTGGCGAAGTACCTGAAAATTTAAACACAATTAACTGTTTAACTACTGAAGAATTTGCTATAGTTGTACAAAATGCTAAAGATATTTGCGGCAAATGTGACTGCAATGATGATTAATAATAAAATTAAAATTAAAATAAAATGCCATTTAATTCAGATCAAACAAAAAGTATACTTTTAGATTTATTAAAAGTTACAAAAAAAGATAAGATTGCCATAGGTTATGAATTATTATCTATTGATGATGCTGCACCATTTTCTTTAACAGTGCCAGATAATGCAAATTATGCTGAAATGCGTATTGAGTTTGGCGCAGGTGCTACTGGAATATCTGCAAGATATTTATTGTTAGGAGATACAACACCTCCAGCTTCAGGCGATGGAATAGGATTAGCTGATTTAGATATATTTGACGTAAGTTCTTTAGAAAATCTAATTAATTTTAGAATAATAGCTACATCTGGAAATGCTGCAAGATTATATGTTCAGTATTATAAATAAATATTAAAAATAACAATAAATTGTTTTTAATACTTAAATCTGAAACTTTATAATAATGAGTAATTTTTTAAAATATAAATACAGGTTATTTTCATCTAATCCAACTTCAGGATCATCTCCTGCTGGACTAGATGCTAGAGTAACAAATTTAGAAAACAATGAATATAAGGTCACATATTACGAGATTATCACAGGAACAAGCGGCACCATCACTAAGCCTTCAACATCGACTATCAACGAAGGGGAATTTGGCTTGTCGGGTAACGCTATACTTTCAAAAGTTGACGGTGCAAATAAACCGACTTATGAAACGCCTTTAGATATATCTTTAAATCCAGTTACTGTATCATTAAATGCAACTACTGGTAATTACATAGCATCTAGTGCTTATACAGATGCATCAGTTGCTTTAATATATTCAATAACAATTAAAGCAGTTAATTACTCAAATCTTAATCAGTTTTATATAATAGAAACTGCACAACTTGATCCAGGTTCAGGAACTAATAGTTCTTCATTGGGATATCAAGATTTATTTTTATTAATGGGAGCATAATATGGCAAATGCGTATAAAATATTAGGGCAATCTAGTCCTTCAGCTACAACAGAAACAGATTTATATACTGTTCCTGCTTCTAGATCTGCTGTATGTAGTTCAATTTCTATATGTAATAGAGGTGGAACACAAACTACATTTAGAGTATCTATTTCTCAAGGTGGTGGATCTACAGCGAATAAAGATTATCTTTATTATGACGTTACATTAGCAGGCAATGATACATTTATTGCAACTATAGGTATATCTCTTGCAACAACAGATGTTGTAAGAGTATATTCAGGAAATGCTAGTCTTTCATTTCAATTATTTGGTACAGAATTAAGTTAATTTTATGCAAGGATATTCAGGATACAGTATATTTAGTAGTGAGGTTTCATATGCAAACTCTCCTAATATAGATGCATTTGGTAGACTCAGAGTCAGTACTCCATTTACACTATTTGACTCAAGTCACAGGTTTGATGATAATGAATTGTGGTCAACTGTTACAGCTACTAGCGGTACTGCTGTATTTAATGCTAATCAAGGTCTTGTAGATTTAAGCGTAACAGCTGCATCAGGTTCTGAAGTAATTAGAGAAACTACAAAAGTGTTTTCTTATCAGCCTGGCAAAAGCCTTCTTGTGCTTAACACATTTGTAATGAGTGCTGCTAAAACAGGACTTAGGCAAAGAGTAGGTTATTACGGAGCAGCAAATGGGTATTATTTAGAACAAAATGATAATACAGTAAGTTTTGTTGAAAGAAGTTCTGTTTCAGGAACATTAGTAAATACACCTGTTGCTCAAGCAAGCTGGAACGTAGATCCTTTAAATGGCTCAGGCCCTAGTGGAATTACACTTGATCTTACAAAAGCTCAGATTTTATTTATGGATTTAGAGTGGTTAGGTGTAGGCACAGTTAGAATAGGATTTGTAATAAATGGTAATTTTTATGTTTGTCATAAATTTCATCACGCTAATTTAATTACATCTACATACATTGCTACAGCTTCAT